CTCCGGGGTAATACCAAGTTTTTTGGCAAGGCTTACTTGCGTCTTGGTCAGCACTACTTTCTTAGGCGCGGTGCTACGCGTTGCCGGGGCAACAACTTGTGCCTGCTTTGCGCGAGGTTGAGGTTTAGTCTCTTCCTGCGAATCTCCCCATTCATATTCGGGGAATCTCTTGCGCATCGTATTATCAATACGACGGTAGTAGTCGTCAGACCTAGGGTCTACGCCATTCTTAACCAGCTTCTCATGCAGCCCCAAAGCCAAGCTGGTCATCTCCTCATCACTTCCAAACCAAGAGTTACGCTCTTGCCACGTAACTGCTTTATAGTCCGGTTGAGGAACTTGGGGCCGTTGTGATTGTGTATTTACATTACTAGTATCAGATTGTAAAGCTTTTTCTGCATTTTTATACTGCGGTCGATAGTTCTCTACCTGCTGAAATACCAACTGAGCGTTAGTAAGTCTTTCTTGGGCTTGGATTAATTTATCGGCATCGCCAGTATCATATGCCTCACGATATTCTCGCTTGGCAATTTCCATTTCCCGAGAAGCGGCTTCCTTGTATTTTTCTACAAGTTGAACTTCACCATCTTCAAGTCTGGCTTTTAGCTGTTTATTTTCTTCGTATACAGTTTGCGCCAGACGAAGAGCTTCTTCGCGTTCACGGGCTGCGGCTTCTTTAGCTCGGCGTTCATCATGCCAGACCTTCTTCATCTGTGACATGCGGGTGCGGACGCGGTCTGAATATTCGTTAAGCTCGTCTTTCTCAAGCTCGTCAACAATTTCTTCCGGCAAGGGGTCTCGCCCACGGTCTTGTACCGGGGTGTCATCCTCAACCTCAAATTCAGGCTCCTCTACTACTTTCTTTTCTACTTTTTCTTCAGCTTCATCAGGAAACTCAAACTCCACCATTTCCATATTGTTTTCTTGCTCAGCCATCATTTACTCCTTATGCGCGGCTATAGCCACGGGGGTCATCGACAATTGCTTCAACCGAATCATCATTAATAATTCGGAATTCACGCCCATGAATCTTGATGCGAGTGCCTGCATATGCGCGGACAAGAACAAAATCACCTTCAGCACACCATGGACCTGTGGGGAATCGTTGGTCGTCCTTGTAGCACATGTCACCCATTTTCACGACAAACAACACAACCGTAGCAAGTGATTCAAGCTCTTTGGTTTTGTCTGCCTTAATAATCAAACCTTCTTCATCCAGCGTGTCGCCCAAATCAGGTACTGCACAAAGAATGCGGTACCCAGTAGGTTCGGGAAGTTGTGTTGCATTTTCCTGCGTGACTTGCTCAGTCATCGTCTTGCTCCAATTGAGTTGCGAGGTCAGAGATAATTACTTGTGCCGCCAGCAGACCCCGTGCCTGACCACACAAAAACTGATATTGCGCAAAGTCCTGTAGGTTTCCATTAACCAAACAGTCTGCGATAGCGTTGCGCTCTTCTCCGATTCTTTTAACCAGATAATCAAGCGTGTCGTTCATTACTGCTCCTTAGTAGGTTGTTGTCTTTGCTGCTGACGTTCTTGTTGCTTTAGCTGATGTTGTGTTTTGGCGACATCAATGCCCATACGAACGCCTTCCATCTCCTGTTGTGCGGCCATTTTTGCCTTCGACTCTTGCGCCTTCATACCCATTTGAGCGCCAGACTGCCGTTCTTGTGACTGGATACGCTCCATCTCAATCTGCAGCTTGGCCTTATCAATCTCGATGTCAGCCAGTGTCTTGGCCTTCTTAATCTCAATTTCTTGCGCCTTAAGCTGTAGTTCTTGCTGCTGCATTTGAACCAACGGGTCTTGTGCTTGCTGTTGGGCCTGCTGCTGTTGAGCTTCTGCTTGGTCTTTCTGAAGCAGTTTCGTAGCAGCGTCGGCTACAAGGCGCGAGATGGTGAGTTCGGCTTCCTTGCTAAGCTCATCTTCAGGACTGGGCAGCGGCGAGCCAAGCTGGTCTTCAACTTGCTTGCGGTACTCAAACGCAAGGTGTTCCGCAATGTGCGCCTGCATAGCAGCGCCAATCTGTTGCGCCATAGGCGATTGTCCAACCATAGCCCCAAGCTTGGGGTCCTGCATTGCTGCCATATGTACTGAGATATGCGCTTCGTGGTCTTGGTAGATAAACGCCTTGACCGGCTTACCAGTAAGTACTGCCATATTTTCAGTTACAGGGTCTTTCGGCTTATGGTCGTCTGCGGACGGGATAAGCTTGCCAATATTCTTGATACCAAGGACTTCCAGCATCTGCTTATTAAGCTCAGCCAAGTCATAAATCTGCGGGGCAGACTGCGCCATCTGCATAACTGCTTGATACTGAACAACTTTCTGCGACATAGTGGCCGCGTTCGGGTCCGAAACAGGGATAACCTCGACCATATCAAAGTCGGCCTGACGGGCCATTTTGTTGCCAGTCTCAGGGTCGTAGTCGTACTCAACAGGCGCATAATCACGAATAATTGCCGCTAGGAGCTTGAACTCCTGTTTCATCGAGTAGTGAATGCGAGCTTGAACAGCCGACATAATCTTGAGACTACGCTCAAGGATGGCTAGAGTGGTCCCAACCGGGGACTGGGCACTCATATCAGATACCTGCAAGTCAGCCGCGCTAGCAAACCTACGGCCTTCTTCAATAATCTGGTTCATCAACGACATGAGGACCTGCGACGGCTCCTTATAGGGTAGCGGCATGATGTTGTCACGGATGGTACCGCTAGGTACGTCCACATCACGGAACTCAGCAGGTGCGATTGGCGTGTCGTCACCTTTTACGCGAAGACCTCGCGTCTTAAATCCACCGGGGAGGTTGGATAGAGTTCCGGCGTCTACGAGCTGCCGCATGAGCATAGTGCCTGACTTCGAGAAGGCACCGATAAGATGGACCAGACCTAGGTGGTAAAACCCAAAGCCCGGCACATAACCATAATGAACGAAGTGTTGACGCTTTTGCTTGGTCTCATCTTCGGGGTCCCAATTACGACGGATGGATAGGATGGTCTGGGTGCCCTTCTCAATAGTGACTACATACGGGAGAGCAATCCCTGTCTCATGTCCCTTGTCATCTTTGTCTTCGTCACCGGGAAGAATTAAATCCACGTGCATTTCAAGGAGCTTGAACCGCTCATCGGCGGAGGCAGAAAAGCCCATCTTCTCGGCAATCTTCTTTTCGACTTCATCAAGAACAAGGACCGGGTCGCCAAGGTCAACGTCACAGTAAAACCCAGCAACTTGGAGTTTACGAATCTCATTCTTGGTCTTACGCATCACGTGTGTAACACGTTCAGCAGTCTCTAAATTACTCGCGCCGTACGGGACCACCATGTCTTCTGCAGGGATATAGACGGCTGCTTGTCGGCCAAGGTAAGGGTCGAAGTAAATCTTTTTAAAGGCGTTACCAGCCAGACCCAGACCCCACAGCATCCGTTCATGCTCAGGACGATACTCAGGCATCTTCTCCGTGAGCTGGTAGTTCATGTCTTCTTGCACGCGCTCAGCGGCTTGTTCTTTATCGGGCGTGTCTTTGCCCATAATCTTGGTCTTGACCGGACCTGCGGCTGGGAATGTCTCCATAATGGTCTCGCTCTGGAACTTCACCAAAGCTTCAATCAATAATGGGTGGTATACAGAACAAGCTCCCGGCCACGGCTCGGTGCGGTCTTCTAACCTCAAACCCAGTAATTCCAGTCCTTCTACATATGTTTCTAGCCAATCACGTCGAGAAGCAAGGTCAGACTCAAAATCACCCAGCAAATCACCGGCTAATTCCGTAAGTTCCCCCTCGTCCATATCTTCCGCGAGGTTCTTATTAAACTCTTCGTCTTCCGCGCTGTCCTTACCCGGCTCAATAATAATCTCCATACTACCGTCGCCAATAGTCACGCTCTCCGGGTCTTCAATCTCAATCTGAATATCGGGGATGGCTAGTTCTTCAATACCCTGCGGCGCCGCATTAAGGCCCATAGGGGCGGGGTTTAGTGATTTCTGAATGTCCATTGTTTGGTCCTTTTGCGATTACATCGCGTAAAATCTTTTCTCTTTAGAACTACGGAAACCGGGTATTTCTTCTTCGTAGTCGGTGTCCAACCTCAAGAACCCACCACGGCGGAAGCGAAGTAACGCCTGAGTCATCGAGTCAACCAAGTCATCATGCTCGCCAGCGGGGAACGAAGCAACTTCTTCGACTAGCTCTTCTGCCCAATTTGTGTTAGGTACCCATACTCTACCAGAAGCAAAGATGTCAGCCACTGCATTTAATCGAGCAATCTTGTCATTGCCTT